AAGAATGTTTTTTACAATATTTTCCACACGATGCTTTAAAGGTACATCTTTTTCCAGACAATGTTGTCGCACAGCATATGACAGTTTTCGTTCTATTGTGAATTATATTTTCCGGGACTACTTCTAAAAATTTTATTTTACTCTTTTCTCTCTTATCGTCATACTTTTTACGAGACTCTCTAAGTTTATGAATACTTCTCGCAAAACGTTCACACTTTTCTTCTTGGTTTTTGTATAAACCTCGAGCAATATCTAAATCTTTTTGTTCATACAACATGTTCATTTTGAGTTTGGATTTGATTCCTAATATATATTATATATTTCATAACTGAGGTTATAAAAATACATATAATTATAGAATTACAAATAACGTAATACCATAAATATTCATATATACCCAAAAATGTTGTTAACAGCATAGCAAACATAATATATACAGTGTACACGATAATACCGTACAGATTGTTATTTTGAACACTATGTAATGGTAATACACATGCAATACAATTAGATATAGATATCATGTTATCATATACGAGTGAATAATATGCACTACTTATAATAATAAACAAATTTAACCAACGTACAATTTTAGATTCGAATATTTGATAATCAGGTTGTCGTACTTGTTGTTGAATTTCGGGGTTAGGTAACACGTCTAATATAGCAGGTCTTTCTTCTTCATAATTTATACCTATACAATGAGTTCCATCGGGTTGTACAATTTCATTATAATACATAAAAGAATAATAAATGTATCTTTTATGTACATTAATTGTAAAGGATTTTGTTTCAATTGTAACGCACCTTTGAAGCCTTATATTAAGTCGAATAATTATGAGGTTCGCGAACTTATTAGGAAATATAGACGTATTAACCCAATATGGTTATACAACAATGAAACGTATTATAAGTTTTACGGAAATGTATTGAAACGTGTATGTTTTTCCTGTTTTACAACCCTTAAAAAACCAAGTAAAAGACAATTGCTTTTAAGAGAGATAGGTAAAACTAAAAATATAACAGATAATTCTTTATCGTTAACAACAAAAGATATGTTATTTTGGTATCAAAGTTTGTACAGATATGTTTCCAAAAATTTTAAAAATAGACCAATGATCGTGTATAACTCCATTTAAAAAATTATATATAATAAGTAGTATGTGCGATACCAGTGGTCCAAATACAGGGTCTATAATATCACTGAATGCGATAGGTAAACAGGATACGTATTTGATAGAAAATGATCAGACTAAATCTTTTTTTACAAATAAAAGTAAAAGACATTCTAATTTTACAAAATTTCATAAAAGTACTGTTGTTAATAAACCATCTAATGCTTCGTCAAATTGGCCATTTAATCAAAATGTTAGCGTAACACTTAACCCGAGAAATATGGGTGATCTGTTATCAAATATGTACATTTCGTTTGATTTACCAGCGGTTTCTAATTCTAATTTTAACTTTTCTGACCAAATTGGTAGACATGTTATAAAATCTGTCACTATGCGTGTAGATGAACTCGTTATAGAAAAGTTTCATGCAGATTGGGGTATAATTCATGATGAACTTTATTTAGACGAATCAGAAAAAAGAACTTTAAGATACACTATCAACAGAAATTTAGCACAGGGTACTGCTATAGCGAATAAGAGTTTGGCGATACGAAATTCAAAAGTTTTTATTCCGATACCTTTATTTTTTTCAAGAAAATACGAAAATGATGAATATGAAACTAATAAACCAAATAGACCCTATTTTCCAACGTGTGCTATACATAAACAAAAAATACAATTTGATATTGAATTTTTCCCACAAAATTTCTTTACCGACGATACTTCTACTTTATCACTGAGTAGTTTTAACATTGTTACAGAGGAGATAACAATTGAAAGCGCAGAACGTATGTATTTGAAAAATGAAAAACAAACTTTTATTACAGATATAGTACAGAAACATCCTTCTCTCCTTATAAATTCGGGTGTTACTAATACAAAAATAGAACTTGTACCTAAAATACCGGTTAAATCAGTTAACTGGTTTTTTAGAAAAACTTTATTCGAAAACGAATCTATACCGAGAGGACCAGGTTTTACAAATTCAACTGATAATAATAAATACTACTTTCATAATAGGTATAATTTATCTACACAAAGTACGTATTCAATTGCTAATGAATTTTATAATCCTCCCATGACGAGTGCTAAAATTTTTGTAAATGGAGAAGATGTTCCGGGGTTTCAAGATAGTGATCATAAATATTATAAATATACCACACCATTATTGTCTCGGTTATCAAGACCTTTAAGAAATATATACACGTTTGCATTCTCGATGAATCCGGTAAATGTGGAACCATCGGGAAGCTTGGATTTTAGTCAGTTACAATCTAACAGAACTGTTTTAGATATTAAAATGGTAAATGGTCTATCTGAAGACTATAATTTACACATTTATTATGTAGGTTATCAAACCTATACGTTTGAGAATGGATATATTAAACGTGCTTATTAAATAATTTATTTTTATTGTTTTTTATATATTCGATTATATTATTCTTTATACACCATCTTATAAAATTTAACTGTGCAACTGTTGTATGAATTTCGTCGGATGTACCAGGTATTATGTAAGTAATCTTATCTGTTCTACAAAAAGGATCAAATAACTTTTTACTATAACCATCCAAGCTCGATTTATAGGCACAGTGAACACTGAAAATTTTTCCATCGTTAGTTTTGTATGTTAAATTATTTTTTTTAGAATAATTTGTTATGAACCATTCGAGGTTTCTCAAAGATATACCACCCGATTTGTTTAGTATCTGTTTTAATACATCTTTATTTTTAGATTCTTTATAAAAACCATCTATAGAAGTTAATAATATATCTGATTTATTCATCTTATATATTTTTATCAATTAAACTTTAAGTTTATTTAAAAACTGTTTTTGTAATAGGTAGTGGTAAACATTCGTCATCGGATGTATTATTAGATGAACTACTACCATTACCTTCGTATTGAATTTTACTCCAATTGGAAATAACAGGGACGTCATCAATCTTTAAACTTTTCGCGTGACTTTTACAAAATTTATACGAACCTACCGTCCATTTAGCAGATTTCATACATATTTTACCATTATTTGATATCCCACAACACAATTTGTTACACCCGGAATCTCGTGTATGTGTATCAATTATATACTCTAAACAAGATGATATATTAATAAGTCCTTTTCTTTCTTGTGATAAACGTTCAATCGTTTTACATTTTATAATATCAAGTCTTTCTATAGCTGTATTATGGATAGCATTACTTAACCTAAACTCAATTCGTGCAGTTTCTCTTATATCTAACATTTTCGGAAATGGTACATCTTCGTCTTTATAAACATATTCACATTTTTTAATAAGTTCGTCAAACGGTATTTTATATTTTTCAGATATTTTACGATACATGTGAATGAGCTCGTATTTTATTAGATTTTTCATATTTTTTTCAAAAACCTCGATCGTTTGTGAAAAAGTTGTGATATCCATATTCTTATAATACATTATACTTTATTTTTTAAGTTTAAAAATGTCTGATATACGTTTCTGTTTAGGATCGTAATCACACAATTTACTCCGTTTTTCGGGTTTAGAACGTGTTATGAGTTCCCCGAATATTTCTTCCTTAGGATTGTCAAATAATGGTTCTATAAGATCACATATAGGGTTAATAAATTTATTAAGAAAATAATAAGGGTAATCTATATCCATTTTATTATCGACCGCGTATTTCGGATCTTCGGCCTTCTCATACGCTTTTGCTCTAGGATCCCAAGTTTTACATAAAATGTAAGGAACTCTATCACCAGATTGTGGCTCAGAGCCAGGTTGTCTATCACGCATCTTATTGCGAACCTGTACGTGTGGTAGATTATCAGACTTATACGAATCACCCAATTGTTGCGAAAGTATAAGCTTTTCATTAGGTACGTCACCTTCTAATAACTCGACAGCCCGTTGTAAAGCTAACGCTTTAGGTGTACTCGTATCGTTACTTTCCAATATAACATCGAGTAACTCTTTTGAAACTTCGCGCATATAAGGAGTATTATCACGACGAACAAGTTGAAGACCTTTCACATCTATATAATCCATATTCATTTTACCATCTTTACCTTGTGTCCACAGTTTTGCCGCGTACCTTTTCTTTGAATACAAAAAATACGGATAATACACCTTTTCAAGTTCGAGATTATTTGGTTTCTTAAAAAGTTTTGTACACTCTTCCGCCGCGCGTTCTCCAAGTTCCCAACTATATTTAATAGCCTCCTCACCTTTACGTTCACCGACGTCAAATTCGACCATAACAGAATCAGTATCTCCATACCTTACCTTTGCACCGGGGTAATGTTTCTCAACGTAATTCTTCGTATCTTCGATCATCATACGCCCTTTCATAGTTGTTGAAGACGCTATGGGTACACATGGTAAAATACCTTTAGACGCACCAGTGAAACCATACACAGAATTCATTGAAATCTTATACGCCAATTGTTTACCGTTATACATTTCTTTTAAAGATCCCGTCGAATTAGCCATATCT